ACACCAGTAGCTGCCAAGACTGCCGTATTGGTAAAGGCTACGTTCTCTACATAGGAGCCACGATTAAGCGCTAAAGTAGCCGTGGTTAAACCTACCGTCTGTACAGAATAAATAGCGAACACATCAATGATGCTAAGACCCCACGGAAGCGTAGGAGTACCAAACTGAGAACCCGTCTGACCACCACTAAAAGGATTGCCAGGAGCGCCGGAAGCCCCAAACATTTCCTGAAATTCGTTGCTGGCAGGTATAGTACCTTGGCCAATGCCTGATGGCCAATTGAAGAAAGGACGCTTAATCTCATCAAGGTTAACAAGGAAATTAAACGTGGCCACACCTAGGGTGGTGTTGTTCCAAGAGTTGTCGCCAAGAGCATTGCGTACAGGTGCAACCTGGGATGCGCCAACACCCAATTGTGCGAAGGGTACACCAATTTTAGATGCGCCATAAATTAACAGCCCGCCAAAAGTTCTCGCCATAAAGTTTCAACCTCTACCAGTAAACGTCCAGACCATCGTTGCGTCGTTCGGCTGGACTGGTCAACTTTGGATCAGGTTCAAGTTCGTGCCTGTTCACAGCAACTGCCCTTGCCACCTTGATGTCTCGTGTTCCAACAATTGGATTCTTACCCTTGTCGAAACACTTGGCAAAACACAAGAGCAAACCGTTCTGCCAGCCCATCTGAGCCAACGGGTAACGCTCATCACACCTCATACAGTTGTGATAGACGTTAGTACGCTGACTTCTAAATAAGGGCATCTTGTTACCATGCCAAAGTGTTTAGTAGCTTCAAACTACTAAGTCCTTTGTTTTCAACTACTTAAGGGCCATTGCTGCCCCAAGTGCCAACCCAACTGGTTGCCCCAGCAGAGAAACGCTGGTAGGTCAACATCTTGGTGGCCCTGGTGTCAAAGTCATCATCATAGTCTGTATCAATCGGATGACGGTCAAAGTGTTTGAGCTGGTGCCCGTCCTTCTCAGCTACAGCGAACCATGCGCTCTGGCTGGTGAAGTAGTGGACAACCCGGAACTTCAAGTCCTCACCAAGCAGCGAGTTTGGCTCGTTGTCGTTGGTGTAGGGCTTGCCTGGAGAGCCCAGAATCTCACGAGCAATAAACTTCAGTTCAGGCGGAATCAGGATAGTGCGGGGCTTCACACGAACTGGAATACCCTGGCTATCAATCAAACGCTCAAACTGGTTGACCATCAACTGGACAGCCGTGAAGCTCAAGTCCACATCTGGCGACGGACGGTTCGGATAGGTACCCGCCGCGAAGATCACGTTGGTAAGACCCGGCCCGACAGTCGTGGCCGCTGTTCCACCCAGCAACGGGTGCTGAGTATTAAACAGGCTGATGCCATCGGTCGTAGTGACCGTAGAAAAGCCCAGATTGAAGACGTTCCAACTAACCATCTCACGAGCGAACATAGCACTCCGAGCATGACTCTTTGGAACCTGCTTCAGAATGCCATACTGGTCATCCTCAATCAATTCCCAACTGGTGCGCGAACCCAAAGCATAAGCCAAGTGAAGGTACCGTTTAGTGCCGCCCTGGATCATGTCATCATAGATAGCCGCAGAGCCTTCCGGCTTCTCCGGCATAACGCCCACACCAGTCATCTCCACTTCGTCTTCAAACGCTTGGGTAGAGGTCTCACAATTAAAGATGTGAGTATACTCCTCCTCTCGCATCTGAAGATCAAGGAAATGCAAAAACCAGTGATGAACACCGGGTGCCAAAGTTTGAGCAAAACTGCCGCGTACCATCATAAAAATAAATCTCCTGCTATTACACCAACATGTTCAAGTTGGTGAAGTTAGGATCAAGAACAAACAGAATGCGGCTGCCCGCGCTCGGCGTATCCCTTGGATCAAGTCCGACCACAATCAGCACGGTATTCGTGCCTCTCGTGTTCTTGCTCTTGTCCACGTACCAAAAGTTTGCAGTAGTATCTACCGTGAGACCATAAGACTGGCTCACATCAGTAGCTGCCGGAGTGGCAGTGTTACCTGCGTTGCCAAACGTAGCACTCCATACAATCGTTGGAGTACCGGAAACAAAGCCTACACGCCCATCGTTAATAGGCGCACCATGAGCAATGTTCTTGGCGCTGGCTTGATTAGGCACGGAGCCAAACGTTCCAGCAACCGCCCCTACGCCCAGGAAAGGACTAAACGGAGTTGGAGCACCAAGGCCCGTAGCCGTCAAGGTGCTGGCTGGTTCATAGCTAAATCCAATGATGCCGCCCTGTCTAGTGCCTGCACCATAAATGAATGCTACCCCAGTTGAGCCATCCCAGGCTTTGACGCCACCATCAGCCGCCGTGAGTGCAACTGGAGTCCCAATCTTAAATGTCTGAGTAAGTTCTTCAATCAGCCTCGCTGACGTAAAACCGTTATTGCTGACGGGGTCTTGCACAGGCTGAATTGGAATTGCTACAATGGCCATTTGTTACTCCTCTTTAGCCGCCGCAGCAGCCTTAGCTTTTTGTGCGTGTGCCCGAACCTCATCGGTCTGTGCTCGTGCAGCTTCCGCATCTCCCCTTAAAATTGAACTTTCTACCAGCGCATCAGGATTATCAGGAATAAAATTCTGGGCCTTACCGCTCTGGGTAAATGGCTGGTTGGCAATGCTTTCCCTCTTAGGTACGGCATCACTCATCACGTCACTGCTGGCACCACTCATGTACATGCCTCTCGCACGCTGAAGGGCCAAAGCCTTTTCCATATTAAACTTGATTGCAGCATCATATCGCTCACGCTGAATCTTCATTAGAATCAGGTCGCCAGCTCGAATCTCCCCACCAGCACTCACAACATCCCCACCTAGCACCTGAGCGTCATCTTCATTAGCATTAGTAAAGCCTTGGGCCTTACGCTGCATGTACATCTGACCATTCCGGCCAGCGAAATTGACCCACCGATACTGGTAGGCGCTGTTCTTAATATGAACGGAACAAACTTCAGGCGTCATCAGTGGTTTGGCAACCACACTCTTGCTAAACAAGAGGACTGCTTCAGGCGAGAGAACTCGCTGGCCAGCCTTTGGATCGGCTAGCGTGACATTGGCGTTAAGATCGGTGACAATGTTTTCACCAATCTTCGTACTGTTTGCTGTAGTAAGCACTGTCGCATCCTTTTCTCTCCTTTAGAAAAAAGCTGGGCACTACTTAAATTCATTATAAGCCTAGTCTAGGCCTTTGTGGTGCATTCTACCTTCGACGCTGAACCATGACCCTGAATGTGGTCATATTCAGCCTGTGTCAAGTTCCCAACTCTCAAGTCATATTCAAGTTGGCTCAAGGGCTTAGCACACACACGTAGCGTAAATGTCTTTCCCAGGTATTTCATCCATCCCACTCTTCTCTCACGGCAAACCCTCAGGCTTAAGCCTGAGCCACGCTTAGTTGACGAACTTCAGGCGTCCAATGGTCTTCTGGGCCTCGGCTACAGGAACCTTCATCCGAGCAAACACTTTCCTTTGCCCTTCAGTCATACCATCAGCTACAGGTGTAGTCGTGCTGGAACCATCTCCACCACTTGCGCTCTCCAGAAAGAACCCTTTGTCCTTCCCACCAAACTTTAGGCCAGCCGCTGTTGCGGCTTCACCAATGACCATGTTCACAACATTGCGAATGTAGGCCGGGTCGCCACGTAACTTCTTTCCCGAATTATCAATCAGGGCAGCCGCGTCCAGCAGCGAGTTAATCCGCTCACTAAACTGTTCCCACACCGGGCCATAGCCTTTGGATATATATTCAGACCTGACACGATCACGTACCATAGAGGCTTCCAGCTCAAGGTTCTGTTGATACAAAGGCGCAACGCGCTCTGCAATAGCCATGTCCTCATCATCAAAGATGGAGGTTCTAGTGCGAGGTTGCGTCGGCTCCTGGGCCTGAGTCTTCTGCTGGAACCGGGCCTCAAAGGCTTCCTGCCGAGTCTTGATCTCCCCAATGGCTGAAGTCAGCGGAGCCAAGGCTCCAGTAATAGTCTCAGCCAGTAGCTGAGCCTGAGTCTTGCCATCGGCTTCAGGGCCCGTACTACTCACAGGTGTGCCACCAACCTCAGGATTTGCTACTTCCTCTCGTCCAAAAAGCTTCATTTCGATTCTCCTTGAGCCTCAGTCAATAGTTTCTGGAAGGCTCGTATTTCTGCCTCTAACCCCATCA